GGAAGGTGTGTTTTTTGCCATATGCTTCTCCTTGTTAAGTGTTAACTTTTTACTAAATAATATATATACTTAATATAAAAAATAGTACGATTATAGGCAAAGTACTTTTTAAAGTGATAATTTTTAGTGATAACTTTTTTCTTGCAAGTTACTATTTGATGTCTTTAATATATACTTGTAGTATATTTGTATTATTAACTAAATTTAGCTATGGAGAAGCAATTGAAGATTGGTAGAAGTATCATCAATTCACTTAAAGAATCAACTGTAACAGATACAGAGATAGCCAGAAAAGTCTCAGTGTCTCGCCTGTCTGTGTATAAATGGAAGACTGGTAAAGCTGAAAGCATTCGCCATAATCATCTGGAATCCTTAGCTGAACTACTAGATAAAGAGGTTGTTGTTTTTGAAGGAACAGCTGAATTTGAACCTTTATCTGGTAAATCCTATCAAGTCAAAACCATATCTAAGGAGTCCTCAATGGGAAACGTAGAAACAACAAGGTTAATTAATTCTTTAGTCGAAAACAATAAAGACCTACTAAATGACAAGAGTAGATTGAGAAAAGAAAATCAATATCTTGTTGATAAAATAGATCAACTAGCTATAACTATTGAACATCTATCAGAAAAAGCTCGAAATGCATCCTCTCAGTTCACTATTGGTGAGGACTATGAAACTTATCAAGTGATTGTTACAGCTGGTGATAATAAGATTTTAAATTGCACAAAATTATATGCTCAGCTATATGGTAAAAGTGTTGAAGAAATGAAAGAAATGGAGGTTCACGAACTAATACACGAAGATGATATTTGGAGATTGCAAGTATCACAAGCAAATGTAGATACTGAATCAGAGAACTCCAAAAAACCTTCTACGTGGAAAATACCCTGTGGTAAAGAAGATTTTTATATGGCATCTACTTTTATACATTTAGACAAAGAGGGCTTATATAAAATAAATACTAAAATGTCTGATAAAAAATCTTACTTAGAAACAGACAAGTATTATAAAGAATTAGCTGAGTCTAAATAAATGAATAGAATTGAGCAATATAAGTCGAGGTATTTCGAACACTTTGGAAGTGACAATAGAGTTGACAATATGATTGACATAAGTGTGAAGAAACGATATAATCCTGTCAGTACTTACCGAGGAAAGAAGGATTATGTCGATGCTTTGGGAGCAGGGGGTCGCAGGTTCGAATCCTGCCACCTCGACAAGTATTGTTCAGAGAACAACCTAATAAATAACCCTAATCGTGTAGCTCATTTTGTCACTCATTTTATATGTAGAGATGACAATAGAGTTGACACGGTTAATAAATAGGAGAAGCAAATGGACAATATGAGAAAGATCAAGAATACTTATTACTCTGACTTTTTAAACAGTCAAGGTAAACGTGTACGTAAAAGCTTGGGTAAGAAATTAGATCAAGCTAAAATCAAACTAGCCCAGCTACAAGCTGATGTTGATATTGATAACATAGCAAAAGGTGAAGCTATGCCATCTCAAGGTAAAATATTTAAGACTGCCTTGAATGAATTTATTTCTAGTACATTCTCTAAACATAAAATAGAAAATGCTTACGAAATCAGAAAAGGTGGCTGGAACTTAAAAACTCAGAGACAGCCACAGATAGTAACCTCAACTCTTAAAAGCTTTGAAAATCATTCTGGTATTAAGAATGTTAAAGATGCTACACTGCCCCAGATGTTAAAGTTTATAGCTGAGGGTTCTAAACAACATCTATCTGGTACAGTTAATAAGCATATTCAGTTTTTAAAGAGATTTTTTAACTGGTGTGAGGATATGGATTATGTGGTAAAATCTCCAGCAAGAGGTCTTAAAAGATTGCAAACTGAAACTCCTATACGTTACCACTTCCAACCACTTGAAATAAGCAAGATATTGGACAATTCTGGATGTTTCTTTGACTTCTATGTGTTTGCACTCTCCACTGGTCTTAGAGCTTGTGATATGTGGAATTTGGACGTTAACTGCTTTGAGACTGATAAGGATGGTAATATGTTCCTTAAAGGCTTTTCTAATAAGACTGGCGAGAATATATCTATACCACTAAATGAGGATGCTATCAAGGTTGTTAAGCGTGCTAAGGATAAGCTTTTTCCAAATGCACACGAAGATTTATGGAGAAAGGCTTTACGTAGAAATCTTAAAAACAACTTTGACTATGCTTATGTGCGTAAACATAATATTAGACTACATACATTTAGACATACATTTGCTGTAAGGGCACTTAAAGCTGGAATGCCTAAAGAAGCTATACAGAGTTACTTAGGTCATTCATCTATTCAAACCACAGAGATATACTGTAAGCAAATGTCTAAGACCCAGCTACTTCAGCACTTACACCATATAAAGGTTAGTTAAGGAAAAGGGGGCGTAAAGCCCCTTTTTTATTTCTTGGATAATACTGTCTCGATTGCTTCAAGACTTGCGTCTACACAGCTAGATAGTATCTTAGCTTCGGCTTTCTCTCCGATCAGTGGAATATTTATTTTCTGGTTTAGATAATCTACTATCTCTTCTTTGTTTTCTTCTAATACATTGATTACCATTTTTTCTAACATTTCTACTCCTTACTCTACGAGTTTACATTTATTGCGTTTATTATTGCATACCAACTTTCTTTGTGGGTGTGTGTCTTTCTCTAGTGCTTCCAATCTTTTCTTTATATCTTTGACTGCTAAGTCTAGTTCGTTTTCTTCTGTAACGTACTTTATGATAGTCTTTATTAGTGTGGGTGTTAATAGTTTTAGTATTACTGGTAACATAGTTATTTCCTTAGTTTTTGTACTTGGAGATAAAGAGTAGTTAATCCTACGCAGATACCTATTATCAGTGAGACTGTTGATAGTACTGGGTTTATTATTCCAAGCCAGTGAATTGTTGATGTTCCTACCGTGCTCCCAATTCCTATTTCTGGGTATTTATTTAAGGTATCAGTTATCATTCTTTCCTCTTATTCTTCCAGTGAGTCGTGTTAAAATATCTTCTATTCCTTCAATATAGCCACGTATCTTGGCTACCTCTAGCTGGGTCTTCTTTAGCTCTCCAATAAGCTTTAAAACTATTTGACGTAATTCGTTAAATGATTTGTCTAAATTTTCATCTAACTCATCTTGTATATATGCATTCTGTCTCCAGATGAACCAGCCAAAAACTATAACTAAAGACAGGGGGATTCCATATGTATCAAGAATTTGAAATACATCCACTATTTAACTCCCATATTAGCACCTATATAGTGATCAACTGTTCCTCTACCCTTATAAGTATTATAGTGTTTTTTCCAGTACTCAGCACGTGCAGGCATAGTCTTAGGTATTGCACCGGGCTTTCTACGATAATAGATTCTACAGAATGCTGATGCTAAAGCAATATTTGAAAATACACTAAAGACTTTATTTGCTTCAATCAAACCTAACTTATAACAAGCTTCAATAAGTGGTTTTCTATATGATATATAATTATCCCACATATCACGAATTGTCTCAGGCTCTAACTGCCAAAAACTTACAGCAGGATTTCCTTCACCATATCCTTCAATTGCACGATATCCTGACTCTGCTAGTCCTGTTTCAAAAACTAGATTGTATGCTTCTACCGTGCGTTTAATTCCAGCATCTTCTAGCTGATGCAATACTTCATCTATAATTTCACCAATTGATTTTATCATTTTCCTCCTATCACTATATTTTTCCACTCTCCGTAACTAATCCATCCATTTTCTAAAGCAATACTTGCTTCATTTGAAAGTGCTTGTTTTTCACCACTTGTTAATATTTCGCCATCCTTCCTTTTTTCTTTATATCTTTTAATTTCCTGCATAGTTATTTTTTTATTACCACCACCCCACCACCAATATCCAGTCTTTCCTACAACAGGTACAAATGTCCAGCTTCTCATATCTTTCAATACATCACCAGCAGTCTCACCCTCTTTACGTGTTATACCAGCTAGCTCAAGAATATCTAACTGAAGTTGATCTGCTATACCAAACTGTGCCGGAGTGAAAACATTTAATAAACCAGTACCTATACCCCTATCTTTTGTCTTCCAAACGTGATACCTAGATACACCCATAAGTCTCCAAAGACCAGTTGCTACATAATCATCTAAATGTATTTTTCTACCCATCAGTAAATCTTTTATAGCATCAGCACCAGCGTTAGCTAAACCAAATGTCAAAGCAAGGTGTGCTAAATTCTGAAGCCCTTCCTTTACTTC